ACTTTGCTATTTTATAAAGTAAAGGAACATCCACTCGATTGATAAAGTTTATCCTATTGTAGTTAGTTGTTGGTCCTAAGTTTGCCAATATTTTTAAAGTAGCCCCAACCCACGAGGGTTCGTTCAGACCGGGAAGTGTAAATTCTCCTGTCTCTGGATCCTCGCTTTTAGTGTATTGTATACCGGGACGGCCTGTTGACGGTACGTTTTCAACAAACTTTGAGGAAATATCGTCACCGTTAGAATCAACAGTCAACTCTTCTCCGTTAGGCAAAATCACAGATACGCTAGTTATGCTAGAGACAAACAGACCATGTTCTTCACTTGTGTTTCCTCCAGAGTTTTTAAACCGTATGTTCCCCGTTTCTGGCTGCTTGGCATTACCGCCTGCAAGGAGGTAATTCATGTTTGACATTCTGAAGACACCTAAACGCTCTCCCTCCTGTCTAAAACAATGACTTGTGACATCGCTAGGGTAGTTTATGCTGTGGTTGTAAAAACTTATTGGCTGAGAGTATTCATACTTAACCACACCCCCATCTGTTTTGGTTACAGAGTTTTCTGCGTCACGCGAGTTAAGCCCATCTATGTATTCACTTACGCCTGTAATTGGAGTAAGACTATAGTACAGCTTCCCCATTTGTGGTCCGTGGGGAAGATGATAGTAACCTAATTCGTTGTAGGGCCAGGTTGTTGTGTCCAACTTGTAGGTCTTAAACCCGTCAGAGTTTAAATATGTCGGCTCGGTTTCGTCTGCTGGTATTAGCACGAAGGTGTTAGGTGAACTTTCTACAACTAGCTCTCCAGAGTCTAAAACGATTTTAGCATCAGGCGTTGAGTTGTTTGGAAACAAGTCGTACCAGCGAGATGTATAGCTTCGAATGTATCCATCTGTAGGCACGCCCGCTGCCGGACTCAGGGCCGTTTTGTAAATGAATTTGTCTTCGTTCATGATATAGATGTCCGAAACCTCGGTGCCATCAATATCCTCAACAATCTCTAGAGCGCTATTATATTCCCTAATATTGCCGAGCTGAAACGAAGATGAGCTGTTATCGCCTGTTATAATTTCATAAGAACCATTACCCGTGGTTCTTATCAGCAAGCTGTCACGCTTAGGAAAGGGGCTGTTATTTACTACCACATAATCAACCGTCGGGTTTCTGTAGTGAGTGGTTGGATGCGAAATGAACGGGTAATCTTGATCGGGTAGCCCCAAAAACGTATCGTCGTCTCGTAGCTCGGCACGGATCTTTAGCACCTCGTGTCGCCCTTCATACTGAATAGAGTAGATACGAAACTTTCCGCCCTCAAAGTAGATGACATCTTCAAACTTGACGCCCTTAAAGTATCGACAGCGAATCTCAGCCTTGATTTTACCTGTTCGCTGTTCTTGGATACGCTCCTCCGAGGCGCCAGCAGAAGGCGTGCCGATGTATTTAAATTCGGCACCCACATCGCGCTTGATGATAGAGACGGTCTTAACCTTTTCCCCTGAATTGTTAACGGTCATAGATTCCCTGTAGAAGGAAATCTTGTTCTTCATGGATCCCGGAGTTAGTACTGCCATTAGTAACGCTTTACTGAGCCAAGCAAGCGCTGTACACCCTCCTTGACTTCTGTGGTGATACCTCCGAAAAACTCTGCCTCACGGTGTGAATCGTAGTGACCTATTAACATAAGGGCTGCCTGAGTAAATTGCTTAGGCAGGTCCTTTACGTTCTCACCTCCTTCAAGGGTAATCTTATACAGATCGTAGTCCTGGTCTTCGTTAAGGTCCACAGGAGGTTCTGTTCCTGTGAAATCAACCTGAAGAGGGTAGCCTGTATTTCTAACTCGCGTCTTATCGTCTACGTAAGCGACATAGTCTCCACTAGTGTCCAGGTAGTCGATGGCTTCTACAGTATATGTGCCTGTAATGTTTCTCAGAGTTTGAATTTCGTTAACCTCCAAACGGTCTAGATAAACCACTACAGTTGATTTCTTGGCAGAAACAGATGCCAAGTTGTAGTTTGAGTCTTCGTGCTGCGCAGGAACGCTAGAGCAGAACACACGGTTCGTCACCGTGAGCATGTAGTCCATAGCGGCCTCCAGGTAGGATTTGATGAGATCGTCAGCTTCCCCCTGCTCGTAACGCAAGTGGCCGCGAATAATAGACAAAGGCACTAAGTCTTCTGCGTAGTAATTCTGTGTGACGATCGTTTTCATTTCCTAGATTTAAAAAAGGGGGCGACCGCAATAGCCGCCCCCTTCCATTTCATTCGCTTAATGTGTCTTACGCAACTCCGGTCAAGCCCTCGAATGCTTTCGACTGGAGGTACTCTACGTCTCGATAGCTGTTAGCGATGATTCGCGTAACACCATGGTCCGCATCGGTGTAAGGGTCAATAATCAAATTTAATCCACCCCATGTGCCAGTTACAAGCTCATTGATGTTCATCATGAAGAACTCGCCAGTAGAGACTTGAGATGAAACAAAAGTCTCGTATCCCATCACGCTTCGGTTTGTAAGCGGAGAGGTTGCGAACAGCATTCCAGAACCTGCGTCATGGCTCAAAGCACGCAGAGCGCGATAAGCTGACGCTGAAGAAAGTGCCTTCACCCCTTCCAATGGAACATCATTACCCAACAAATAAGACTCCAGATCAAGTGTATTCTCGCTGGCGGCAACATACGTGTGCAACGCAGTCCCTGAAGGTCCGTTAGTGGTAGCGGCTGCTTTAACTTTAGTAATAATATCTGCGTTAAACTTCTTAGCCATAGCATCACGAATTTCCTTAGCAAGGAAAGCACCCATGTCATCAGCAGATTGCGCCAACATTTGATCAGTTACCTGCGTGTGAGCTGAGTAACGAGTTGGTTGCAATGTGCGAGAAGTGAAGCCTGGGTTTGCAATTGTGTTTGCCGCACCTTCTTGCGTATCATTTGTTGCGGTAGCAACTGAGTTTTGAACTTGGAAAACAACATCTCCAGTCAATCCCTCCAGGTTTCGCGCTCCAAGTTGAGCACCGATATCTGCAGGCTTAAACATTTCGGAAATTCCGTTATCAACTTTTCCTACTGCGCCTCCAAAAGCAGTCGCGTTGGCATTAGTACCATCGATAGCGAGTGCAGCACGTTGAGTCACAAATGATGGGATGCAGATACCTCCTGCAACGTTCACCTTTGCATTTTGAAACTCGTTACGAGCCTCTTGGTTCATTTCTGCTTCGAGACCAGTCAAGCGGCCCTGAGCAGCTTCCTTTACCATTTTGCCGAAGCTAAATTGCTTGGCAGCACGAGCCTCTGTATCGCCGAGGCCCTGAACGAGTGCCGGAGCACTATTCTTGTTTTGCTTTTCCATAGTGGAATTTTTGTTTTGTGATTTATTATGTCGAGCCTCGGTTGGCTCAGTATTATACGCTTGTGAGTAAGGGTGAGGCAGAATAGCTGGGTCAATTAATTCGTCTACCCGCTCTTCTTGTTCCTCTTCCTCCTCTTCTTCTTTTTCTTCTTCTTCGTCCTCGTCCTCCTCTTCTTCCATGCGCTCCTCTTCCTCTTCTTCTTCCTCCTCTTCGTAGTGACCAGGACGCTCTTCAGGCTTCTCCTCTTCTTCCTCTTCCATGTAGCCTTTTTCCTCTTCCTCTTCGTCGAGCTTGCGCAACTCCTCTTCTACCTCCTCGTCGAGGAAGGCTTCCATGGATCGCAACGCAACCTCTGTGGTTGGGTACGCGCCTTGAGTAGTTGGAGACACATCGTACAACGTCTCAACTTCGTTAATCGTGCGCAGGTTTACGCCGTCGTCGCGACGCTCCCATGTGTCGTCAGCGATGGTGAATCCAAAGCTAGAAGTAGAAACATTGCCCGTGCGAATGTTTTCGGCCAAGTCCTTAGCGTAGGACTGGTTGCCCAGCTCGAATCGGTACTTGAGACCCTTGTCATCGACTTCCAGTTCTAAGCCGCGACCGACACGGGCCAATGGCATATTCCAGTCGTGGTTGAACAAGGCCACGGTATTACCCATATCGGCTTTGTCAAACGCACCACGAGCAATACGCTCGGCAAACCTTCCGCCAATAACGGTTTCATCCTCGAAACGAGCGGCATAGCCCTCAACGATGACGTTGCCGTTCTCTGCTGAACGGACCTCAAAGTCGGAGCTTAGTGATCGCTTTTCTAAGTTTTCCATTATTGGTTTTCTATTTTGTTAATAGTCTTTTCACACCAGCTCTTCATGCTGTCGCCACCCCAGGCAGCATACATGATAGAGCCGCAGATATCCTTTCCCTTGTCGTCTGTAAACTTGCCCTGATCGTAAGTCTTGGCACGCGACAAAAAAGAGAAGGTGCGCTTAATTGTCGACAGGGTCAACTTTTGGCCCGTAGATAACTGCCGAGCACGAGTCCAGCCCACGCTGGTCCCGCAGCTCGTACCCTTCTCTTCCTTGTGCTTCAAGGCAGCTTTAGCGCGGTTCTTGGCCGCTTGTGGATATCCGCCGTAAGTCTTAGCCATTACGACAAGTTGTGAGCAGTGAGATTCGTCAGTGCTCCGGCTGCGTTTGTAGTGGATACTCCGATCTTGTAGGCAAGGACATCCTTTCCAGACCGTTCGTTCCAAGGACCGCTGCTAGCAACCCCGTCGTTTGTAGTTGTAGCACTGGTGGAGAGGGCCGCATTTAGCGAACCCGAACCAGAGGCTTTGATGTATTTGATTGCATCTGGAGCACCAGGAAGCGCTGCGTCAAAGGCGGCAAGGAAAGCCGTCTTAGCGGCAGCAGCTGAGGCTGCGCCCGCTTCGGTGTGCTTAAAAGTCCAGACATTACGACCTGGCACTTCATAATTCTTTTCGCCTACCGCTTGAACATTGTGCTTCTCGCGGCAGCTATATACTTCTAGGTGGTAGTAGTAGTCAGCCATTGTTATTGATTATCTTCTTCTAGGTCCATCATGGCTTGGTTGTCCACTTCGTCAGCGCCCTGTTGATTCCCTTGAGAAGCCACAGAAGCGGCGTAGTCAGCCATAGAAGAAAGCGGTATTTGATTAAGTTGAATGTGATGGTTGTCACCTCCTTGAACAGGCGCCAGCCCCTCTTTACTGCGCACCTCGTTGATCGAAAGAACTCCATCAGAGAGGAGGGAATGATAGTAACTCGCGCGTGAGGCGGAGTCGGCACGTAGGAGGGAGTCAACATCGAACCTGCATGAAAGCTCGTCGTTGTTTCGTAGGACTTTGCGCTCGACTTCAAGCTCGATTCGGCGCACCCAGGGCAGAATTGTCCCTTGCGAAAATTGCAGTGTTTGTTGCTCATAGTTGTCATAAGATGAGTTGCCTTCCATGCCGATGATGGCAGGCGGCACAGAGAAGAATCGTGCGATTTCTTCAGCTGTGTACTTCTTAACTTCTAGGAACTGAAGTTGCTCCAAAGGCACAGAGAGCGGCTGGTAAGCAAAGCCACCCCCCAAGATAGCGACCTTATGAGCATTTTTCTTGCCCATAAATTCCTGCTTCCAGCGCTCACTGGCCTCCCTCATCTGCTCGATTGTTAGCGGCTCTTTTGTAGTTAGTATGCCGCCGAGCATCCCGCCGTTTTCAAAGAACGTACTGCCGAAATTTTGTATCGACTTGGCGGTGTTGAGGTTTTGGAGTTGAATGTTAGTTGGATTCTTCCCACGGAATGCTTTGATTTCCAGAATCTCTTCCTGTGGGATAGGCGATGGCGCACCAGTGTAGTAGTACCAACGAGAACCGTCAGCCTCTACTTTTGATTGCACCTCCGTGGCGGGCAGCCAGTACATCTCGTCGTCTAAGATAAGCGCCGTGCCGATGCCGTAGAGCAATGCGTCGCTCACGACCATCTGCCAGAACTCATAGGCACCCATCATAGGGTTTGGTTCTACCGACATAAGTCGAGTAGCAGGGTGGTCTGGCATAGGACGGCGAATACCGTCTTTGTCTACGCGCTCAACCGTAACTCCCATGGAGGCAATCGTGTCTGCAATCTTGCTGACACAAGCATACACAGCCGAAAGCGTCAGCGTGTCTACGCCAGAAGCCAGGGTCGTGTCGCTCACAATGGTGCTCAACCATCCTGTGTGGGCCTGGGTAGGAAAGATGGGCGCTTGCTGGCGCTCCTCCTCCTTGTTCAGGCCGAAAATACGTTGAAATAGATTGCGTTCTTTGGGCATCAGCGCGAAAGTACTACACTAGACACGCTACTAGACGAATTTTTTGCTACGTTCCAACAACAGACATAAAGAACTCAAAATCTGGTGGGGTCTCTTCTTCCTCAAAGGTAAGCATTTCGCCTATCGCCATGATCGCAGCAACCACTCCGTCAATCTTGTCTCCAGACTTAGACTTGTCCACCTTGATGTTGCCGCTAGGGTCTAGCTTCAGGTGTACGTTGGTCATCATCCAGCGCAAAACCTCATCGCCGCCATGGTGCAGCTTTCCTTCTAATGCCAGCTTCTCGTAAAACTTAGACGGGAACGACATGGACGCATAACCCTGACCGAACGGGTCGCACGGAACACCGTCGCCATCCAGGTCGCGAATCAAGCTCAACGAGTTCCAGCGGTCATACGCCACGCCCTTGATGTTGTACTTCTCCGATAGATTATCTGGATCGTACTGCACCTTGCCGTCCATGACGTAGTGGCCGCTGATCATGCGGCGAATCACATTGTAGTCCGTTACATTACCCGGAGTCACAATTACGTTGTCATACTCCTCTATGTGAGCGTAGATGTGCGTCTCGTCTTTTTCCAGTCGGCGCTGCACCGCTCGTTCTGGGAGGAAGTAGTAATTGGATATCTGGACTCCCTGGTCGGGGTCGCCAACAGCCACGCTGAACGCAGTCATGTCATCCGTGGCCGCGAGGTCCAGCCCGATGTACGCGTCCAGTTTCTCTTCGTCCGCGTTAAATGGCTGCTTGAGGTTACCCTCAGCCATCCATAGGTCATCCTCTATCCATATATCTTGCGCACCGACAAAAAGGTTGCAGTGCTTGACCATGAATTCGGTGATCGTGCGACCGCCGTACAGCTTCGCGTTGTTGCACTGCTTGTGCAAGTAGTCCATAGAGATAGAGGCGTCCAAGCCAGGGTTTGCTTTCTTCCACGCTTCGGGGTCATCCCACTCGTCACCGTCGTCTTTGTCTATCTCGTAGCACAAAAACAGCAGGTTGTCGTTCTTCACAGTGCCGTCTAGCACCTTTTTGCCACCGTTTACGAACTCAGTAGCCACTCCGTCCAGCACGAAGCCAGCGGTGGAGATGGCGAGCATAAGCGGCGACTTACGGGAACCCATGGACGAGGCGAGTACGCGATACAGTTCACCGTCCTTCATCGCGTGCATCTCGTCGACACATCCTATATTCAAGCTCAGGCCGTCCAAAGTGTTGGCATCGGACGAAAGTGGCTTGATTATGCAGTCTTTTGGGCCATGAATCTCTTGTCTATTGGCCGTAAACCGCTTCGTCAGGGGCGGCGAGCGTTTGACACATCGGCGTATCTCGTCGAACACCTCCTTCGCCTGATCGCGCTTCGTGGCCGCCGTCACGAACTGCCCGGCACCGTCATCGTCCAGGACAGCCATCGCCAGGATGATGGCCGCTGCAAGTTGAGATTTACCTGATTTACGCGCTACAAAGAAGTGAGCGGTAGTAAATCGGCGCTTTTTGACGTCATCCTTGTGTACCCAG